TTCGTCCCAGTTGCCGCCTCTGTTTAACACTCTAAAAGTGTCCATAGTCGGACCGTCAGCGGCATAATTTTGAGCACCGTTAGTAGTTAGGTACACTAGTTGTCCTATCTGCCATCCTGGGCCAATTTCCCATCCGGGTCCTATTATAACTGGTACTGCCATTTTTTTCTCCTGTATTCTACTTATCTAATAAAAAGATAGGGCCCGAAGACCCTATCATAAAACAGCGTTGTTTCTTTAGAAGCGTCCTACAACAACTTCAATCACGCCTTCATCACCGTTAAAGTCTTCAAGAGCTTTACCAACAACAGTACCAACTGTTGGGTTTTCTTCTGCTCTTGCAAAACCATTACCTGCAGATACCATCATGTCACCTTTGCTTACTGCGCCAGTTACTTTACATGGTACACGACCTGTTAACGCCACTGTAGCAACATATTCTGCTTCTAGTCCGCCATTCATGATATATGATGGGTTTGTAGATACAACACCTGCTACTCTGCGATCTCCGTCAACAGCACTTACTGTTACTTCTTGTGTGCCACCGAAACTAATAACTGTTCCTGGTGCATACTCTGCGTCTGCAACATATTTCTCTGCCAAGTCAGCGTATTGTGCTGAAGTTGCCTTAGCGTGAACTGTGTTGAAGTATGTAGTAGTACTACCAATGTTAGCAACACCGTTTGCACCTGTTGATACAATATTACCTGTAACACTTAATGTGCCACCAGTAATTAAGTTACCGCCAGTAATGTTACCTGTTGCACTTACAGTTGCGGCGGTCACTGCTGTTGCGCCACTTGCACCAGCTAATACTGTTTGACCGCCTGCGGGGTTGGTCATTATAATAGCAGTAGCATTGGCACTAATTGTTGAGTTGCCCAAGTAGATTGTACTGTTTGCCAGGTACAAATCTTTCCAACGCTGAGTTGTTGTTCCTAGGTCATACGTAATGTTAGCTGTAGGTGTAATATTACCTGTCATGTACAATGCGCCTGGAGCAAACACTGCCAAGTTACCTGTACCACCAATGTTAATGTTAGCATTGCCACCAGTAGTTTGAATGTCAATCGAGGTTGTACCGTTTTGTACTCTATCGCCTAGAATGTTTCCAGACAACGTAGCGTTACCAGTAACAGTTAAGTCACCTGTAATTGTCATACCTGTTGACGAAACAACTGCTACGTTTGATGTCCCGCCGACGTTCATTCTAATGTTGCCGCCACTGCTTGTTACAGAAACGTTAGATGTTCCGTTAGTAATAGCAGTGCTATTAATATTTCCACCTAAAATTGTTCCAGTTACGCTCAAGTCGCCTATGACGTTAACCAATGCAGCACTTGAGCTAGCTTCAACCGAAGCATTTCCGCTTTGGTTAGCAATACCTGTTACTGTAGTAGTCGTTGTCAATGCACGAACGTCGATCAAGTCACCTGTTAGTGGTGCTTCTGTAAATTCCAATGTACTTACAGATCCTACTGTGCTTACTGAGTAAGCCGATGTTGGAATCTGTAACACACCGTTAATACTAACAATAACACCGTTTGTGGTGTTAACTGTTGCTAAAGTAAAGTCTGTTGTTGTTCCGTCACCGTTGAACTGTTCGTCGCCAATCACAGTAAATGCTGGAGTACCAACAGATTCCCAACCAGTAGTTGTGTACTGCTCTAATGTGTCAACCAACGAGTTATAACGTAACATACCTACTACACCAGTAGCTGGTCGTTGTGCAGTATTACCTGTTGGCATCAATATCGAGTTAGTGGCGTTAAACGCAACAACTGCATTAGTTGTTTGTGTTGCTGAACCAAAACTTGCTGTTCCTGTTCCTGCATCGATATAGAATATGTTAGCAACTGTATCGCCGTTAACTGCAAAGTCAACATCGTCGCCTGCTGTGTTAAAGTTTACACGGCCGTTTGTGTCAGTGATATTATCGCCGCTGATAACAATATTACCACCGGTTACAGATGTTGTACCAACTACGCTTGGGCCAGTTAAAGTTGTTGTTGCAATTACGTTTCCGCCGTTTACGTTACCTGTTGCAACTACTTGTCCGCCAGTAGTTAAGTTGCCACCAATTACGTTTCCGCTTGCTGATACAGTAGCACCTTCAACTAGCGCAGTAGAAATAACGTTACCACCGTTAACGTTGCCGCTTGCAGTTACAGTAACTCCGGTTACTAGATCAATAGCAACTATATTACCGCCAATTACGTTACCTGTTGCTGACACTAGTCCGGCTGTTGTTACGTTACCGCCAATTACGTTACCACTTGCTGATAATGTTACACCTTCAACTGTTGCTAAAGAAATAACGTTGCCGCCGTTGACATTACCAGTTGCTACTACTTGTCCAACTGTTGTTACGTTGCCGCCAGTTACATTACCAGTTGCTGATACGGTTCCGCCTGTTAGTAAGTTACCACCAGTGATGTTACCCGACCCGCTAATTGCTCCGCCGGACCCGCTAGTGATTAGGTTACCACCAGTTATGTTGCCAGTTGCAGACACTAGTCCAGCTGTGGTTACGTTACCGCCGATTACGTTACCACTTGCACTTAATGTAACACCTTGAACTAGTGCAGTAGAAATAATATTTCCGCCATTTACGTTGGCTGCACTTGTGATGTCTCCGGTTGCCGAAACTTGACCAACTGTGGTTATATTGCCACCGATTATGTTACCAGTTGCATCTACTATACCACCAGTTGTTACATTACCAGCTGATACGTTACCGGTTATTGTAATTAAGTTTGAAGTCTTGTTGAATGTAAATGCTGAACTACCGTTTAGAATTTCATTATCGTTAAACTGTATTTGTGTGTTTGCACCGCCGGCGTCGATATTACCACTAATGTTACCTATAAAATTAGCAGCAGTTACGTTACCAGTAAACGCTGCGCCAGTACCAGACACATTGCTAACTACAGAAAGGTTTCCGCCGTTGACATTACCTGTTGCACTAATTAGTCCAGCTGTTAGTAAGTTGCCACCTGTAACGTTGCCAACTGCAATAGCACTTTCAGAATAAATGTTACCAGCTTGGAATGTACCATATGAATTAACTCCAATGATATCGTTTCCAGAGAAAGAAACATTAGCAGCAGCAATCATATTGCCACTACTATTTTGCCAACCCATCCAGGCGTTTCCTAGACCTGAAGTATAATACTCCATGAACACACCACGGTCATAACTGTCTGGGCTAGTTAACGGAGCACCGTTTGGTCCAGTACCTAGAATAATAACCGGATCTTGAATTCGTAAATCGTCAACGTTGTTATAGGTAATGTTACCAAGAACAAACAAGTTTCCTGCAATAACTGCATTACCAGTAGTACTCAATGTTCCTGTATGCAGAGCGTCGGTTACTGTTAAGTTGCCGCCTGCAATATTTGCAGTAGTAATAATATTACCAGTTGAAGTAACAATACCATTTGATACTAAATTACCACCAGTTACATTACCTGTAGCAGAAATCAATCCGCCAGTTGTTACATTGCCACCAATAACGTTACCACTTGCACTTAATGTAACACCTTCGACCAGTGAAGTTGCAATTACATTGCCGCCATTAACATTACCAGTTGCAGAAACTAATCCACCTGTTAAAATATTACCACCGGTAATGTTAGCTGAACTTGTAATTGTACCTGTAGCAGAAACTAATCCTGCGGTTGTTACATTGCCGCCAATTACGTTACCACTTGCTGATAAAGTAACACCTTCAATTAGCGCATTTGATATAACATTTCCGCCAGATACATTTGCAGTAGTAACAATGTTGCCAGTCGAAGTAACAATACCATTTGATATTAAATTACCACCAGTTACGTTACCACTTGCACTTAAACTAGCAGCTCCAAATGTTCCGGTAGTTGAAATATTACCGCCGCTGATGTTAGCTGCACTTGTGATATTGCCAGTTGCAGAAATTAATCCGCCAGTTAAGATGTTACCGCCAGTAATATTAGCTGTTGCAACTACTTGGCCACCTGTATTTAAATTGCCACCATCTATGTTGCCAGTTGCAGACATTGATGATCCAGATACTAACGCAGTTGATACTACATTACCACCGTTAACGTTACCTGTTGCAACTACTTGCCCAACTGTAGTTAAGTTGCCACCTGATACATTACCAGTTGCTACTACTTGTCCACCTGTAGTTACGTTACCGCCGTTAACATTACCAGTAGCATCAACTTGTCCAGCAGTAGTAACATTGCCACCTGATACATTACCAGTTGCTACTACTTGTCCACCTGTAGTTACATTGCCGCCAATTACGTTACCACTTGCTGATAATGTTGTACCAGATACCAATGCAGTTGCTACTACATTACCACCGTTTACGTTAGCTGCACTTGTAATATCACTTGTTGCACTAACAATACCAGTTGTTAATACGTTACCACCGGTAACATTACCAGTAGCGCTTAGTTGTCCGCCTGTTAACAAATTGCCTGCTGACAAATTGCCTGTAAATGTGATCGAACCGTCAATATTACCTGTAATACTAAGGTTGCCGCCAACTACTAAATTACCACCGACGTTGGCATTTTTGGTATGCAAGTCTGCATAATCTGTAATAGTGATTGTGGTGTTAGTTTCACCTGTTGTTGTGTAGGCTGTAACGAATTCCGTTGAAGACTCGTCCCATACAAAAGCAACGTTGTTTGATGTACCACGTTGTCCAATAAAACCAATGTCTACCGACGGAGCACCAGTTTGGTTTGAAGCTAGTAAAATTACAGGATCTTCAATGACCGTGTAAGTTGTGTCAATTGTTGTGGTGTTACCTTGTACCGTTAGGTTACCAGTAACTGTCAGATCTGATGAGTACACCAGATTATTTGCAAGTTTAGCAGATGAGACACTGTAGTCTACTAACTTTGCTGCTGCATTTACGGTGGAATCAGTTATCTGATTATTTTTAATTCTGGTCACGGCCATGGTATAAAGTCTCCAATTATGCTTTATTTATGGAGGCCTACCCGAAATTAACTCCCGTGTTAGGTGCTTATTGTTGCGCCGAGGCTAATTCGTTTCCACGCAGAACCTGAATATACTGCAATACAAGGGCTACCAGAGTCGCCGTCGGACACATATATCATTTGTCCTGTTGATATTCCACTTAGTGCATTAGCAGTAGCTACAGTGTAAGTAGGCAGTGCAAGATTGGCAACTGCGGACAATGAATTAACAAACATACCTGAGCTAGCAAAGGTTGCTACATTTGCAACGCCGTTGATAGTAACGGTGGCATTACCATTAGAATTAGCAATTTGAACTACACTATTGCCGTTTTGAATTCCGATAACTGTAGCAGTTGACGCAATAAATCGAACTTGAACAATATCAGTATCAAGAGGTGTAGTAGTAAACGAAATAGCGTTACCAGTTACAGTGTAATCAATAGTTGGTGTTTGACTAACACCGTTCATTGACACAAGTATAGAGTCAGCAGTTGCAGATTGGTCCAAGGGATAGGTAGACGTACTGCCATCAGGAGTAATTGTCTGATTAGTAATTGCGCTGGTTCCGCCAGTGGCAGCGTCCCACTCAGATCCGTCCCACACTTCAAGCGTTGAACTAGTGGTGTTAAATCTAACTGCTCCGACCATAGGTGCTGATGGTCGTTGTATTGTGTTACCAACAGGAACAGTAAACGATTCAGTACTGTCAAGTTGTAGCGTACCTGTGCCATTGGTTTGAATTATGATATTTGCATTGGCGTTTACTGTGCTAATTGTTGTGTCAGTAATATTTAAATTGCCAATGTTCACGTTTGCCGGCAAATTAGTAACGCCAATTAGTCCTGAATAAGTGTAGCCAGAAATGTAAACAACATTTCCCGCGGTCAAAACACTTGGGATTGTTTCACCAATAAAGTTTAACACACCAGCTTGTGTGTCAAAATAGTATTCGCCCGACCCGCCAATACCTGCTGCAAATATTTGTGTACCAGTTGATTCGATATTTGCTGCGCCACTTGGTCCTACAAATACTTTAGGTAACCACGTTGACCCAAATTCTTGAGGTACCCAATACGTTGTGTTACTGAGCCAAGTTGGTCGTATGCTGCCAATTGGTGGAACCGTAGTATCTGCCACACACTCAACTGAGTTTGTCCCGGTATAGGAAGTAGTAACACCTGAGATAGTTTGAGCTGTATTACTAATCTGGTCAGCCTGCATCCACACAACGTCACCTCGTAACAGCGGAGGTGATGCAATGTTTTCGTTGCTTGCTCCTTTAACTGTACTGTTAGCTGTTTTAGCAACGCCTTGGAGCTTTTTAAACAGTAAGTCAACATATTGTGCGATAGATACTGCCATTAATTACTCGCTGTTTTCAAAGATAAGCCAGTTACAGTCTGACCAGACGTTAGGGCGACCCTAATGTAAATTTCGTTAGATGCTGTACTTGAACTTGATACCGTACCAAACGTACAAGTTTTACTAGTAGAAGCGGTTGATACATTCTTAACTACTACACCGCCCAGTGAACATCCATCACTGCCGTTACCCGGAGCATTTACCCCAGGATAGCCAGCGCCTGCATACGCAGTAGTCATGTCAATCCATCCATTTGCACTTGAACTAGAATCAATTACACTGCCCGGCAATGCTACCCACATGCCAGCAACATTGCCTGCATAGGTAATATCAAATTTTGAAACGTCAGTTCGAATAAACTTAAATGTAAAGTACTGTGTACCTGTTCTGCCTGAACTTAAATCAGGTCCTGCTGGCAAATATCCAGTTGAGTAATTTGTTTGATCGTGTTTGAGTACACCTTGTACTCCCGAGCCAACAACGGTGGCATCATAAGTTTGTAAAGTGCTAGACTGGCTGTTAAATGCTGCTTCACTTCCAGTATAGGTCGGTGTATTTCCTGTGCCTGGATTAATGATACGATATGCATTTCCTGATCCTGTACCGACTGTGGTAACAACAATATTACCTTCGTCGATTGCAGTTGCAGTTCCTGACTTCCACAGAACAGTATTTCCCAATGCTGTTGTTAATGTTAGTGTACCAGTTGAATAACTGTTATTAACGCTAACACTAGGGCCAGTTGAGCTAGCTCCAAATCCTGTTGTTACAGTGGCTGTGGTAGTAAACGATGCAGATGCAAACGAATTTAAAATATTGCTACCGATATTACTTGCATTGTAGTTTACACTTGCTGGCGCAGCAAATGCTCCGCCTGCTGATCCACTTGCCAAAGTATTGCTAGTGGGGTAAGTGTTACCGCTGATGTTAGCTACTGTTGTTCCAATGCTGAATTGAGTGGCATTGGTATAGTGAGGAATAGTACTGCTATACAATAGTGTAGGTGATCCAGACACTGCCATTGTAGTCGAGGAGAAGGACGGTGTTCCTGGAGCACTATTGTCATAGTACCAGCTTGGGGTATTAGTATTTGCAATTGCCGAGTCGGCAATATAAATTTCGTTCCATCCTGCAGGTGCAGCAGTTCCAGATATTGCAGAGCTAAACACATACCAGAACCCAGCTGCAATGTTTGCATTGGCTAGGTTATAATCATAGTTGTTGGTAATGACTAAATTGCCGCCATAGGTTCCGTTAGCGCTTGGGCTTGCGCCAGTGTTGAGAGTAACATTACCGACATTAGCGCCATTACGAACAGCGGTAATTGTTCCCGAGTCGCCTGGGCCAACTGTGGCGATTGTGTTGGTTGCGTAAGTTGCAGCTCGTCGTACACTAGTCACTGTGCTGCCTGCCGAAACAGATTTATTTGCGCCCGGTGTGTTATCAACTTGAGTAATGTTAGCCATTCTATAAGTTGATAGGCTAGAGATAGAAAGTGTAGTTCCGCCTGGAAAGGCTGGAGGAGATGCTGGTACAAGTTTACCAAGTACTACGTTGAGTTGTGCGATACCGTTTGTCACTGATGTATTGGATGTTAGAGTTACTGCATTACTGACTAGATTACCTGCCGACGGAGTCCCCATCGAAATAGCATTACCGATAACTGTTGCTGCAACGTTTGATGCTACTGTGTCAACATAGATTTTTGTTGCAGCGTCTGTGTTTGCTACTGGATCTAGTAGGTTGTTAATGTTAACATTGCCGGCATTGATATTGCCTACATTTGATATAGTGACATTACCAATTGTTAAGAAGCCGCCGGTGATATTACCAGTGGTTGAAAAATAAATGTTAGCTGTGAATGTATCAGCAAGTACATTGCCTTTGACATCTAAAGTTGCTGCAGGAACGTTAGCATTAATGCCAACCTGTGTATTAGCAATGTCAAGGTAAAGTGTCGAGTTACTACTAGACACATTTTGAAAGCTCAGATTAATACCGTCCCGAAGAAGGGTACTTTGAAGCATTTGTCCTGATAATCGAGCGATTGACATTTGTTAAGTCCTTAGCTAGTACTATGAATTACGTTGATTGGCACACCATCTGGTGGTGCCGATGTGAATGTAATGTTTACAGTACCATCTACAGTGTAATTTGTTACCGGAGTCTGATACAAACTTCCCACAAATACCATAACTTCGTCTGCACTTGATTCTACTTCGCTCATGGTGAATACTGTTGTAGATCCATCGCCAACGAAAGTGTCTACTGTATAGTTTACGCCGCCAGCTGCTGATAAACTTTGAAATATAGTTCCGTTAAAAAACTCAATCAGACCTATATCGGTATTAAATCGAATTAGTCCAAATGTTGGTGCGTCTGGACGAGTAGCAGTTGAGCCTGTTGGAATAACAACACCACTGCTGCCACTTTGAAGACGCCGGTTTTTAACGTAGTATCCCATTAGATTGTGGTGTAACTGATAACTGCGGTAACTGAATTGTTATTGTCTGCATCAACTTGGATTGTATCGCCGTTGCCTAACAACAGCTTTTCCCCGCCTGCATACAACTGATACGTGTCAAGAGTTGTTAGTCCAATACTCGCTAACACAATATTAGTATTACCTGCTGAGCTTCCGGATGGTACCACATATACGTTGGCAGTCACATTACTTGCACTGTAATTACACAAGCTCATAAATGTGATAGCTGTGTTACCTGAACTTACATACGCATTACCTGCACTGGTAGTTACGTTAGCTACTTGAATTGTCATGGGTGTTCCTTAGAATATAATACTGAAAACAATGGCTTTGCTTTTGCTGACTAGCTCGTCATCTACCGAGCTCGATACAGCATAAATGCCGGTGCCACCTGCACCTACTGCTTTGTTATAAACAACAACAGAATTTGCAACCGGGGATGGAGTAGATCCAATATTTCCCAGTGCCAAATGTCCGTCGAGTGTTAGTTTGTTTGTGGAATAGTCAAACGTTAAATTCCCGTTTGCGCCAAAATTTCCGCCTTCGTTAAACTGTATCTGTGTGTCTGTACCTGCTACGGTTGATGTACCGCCACTTGAAATATTCGAGTATGCAGAAATTGGCTCTCCGTTAAAGTTTACACTAGAGCTAATTTGCCAGGCATTAGATGCAGAATCAAACCGTAATCCTGCCCAGTTTGTTAGATCTTTTTGGGCAACTAAACCCATCTCTGTTACAGTACCAGTGTTGTTCGCAGCGACAACAATAAACGCATCGTTAACTGCAATATCAGATACACTAGTGACATTACCGTTGACATTCAAGTTACCGTTAACTGTCATGGTACCTGTGTAACTGCCGCTCACTAGTGGGCCCACGTTTACAGTATAATTATCGCTAGTAGTTTTGAATATTGGCATTTAGAAATCCTTCAGCTTATTTATACGGTCTAATATATCGTTAATTGTCAAATGTGAAAGGTTGTTAATTTTTTCCAAGTCGGGCAATCGTGCAGTTGTTGGTCCGCACACACGTATAAACTCCACATGTTTGAATTCTTTGCAAATTTGAGTAATCTGTTTAACCCAGTTACCAGTATAAGTTGGCGGGCTGTCTGACCTTTTATAAAACTCGCTATTAGAGTAAACGTTATTAAACTGGTTTGATGGGCTGGGTCCCATATCAAACCCAATCATGTAAATTCTTGTGTGATTATCCATTGCTGCCAATGCAGTTGCAACAGGTCCTGAACTAAATCCAAAATAAGGTCTTGGTATATCTTTTGCTCCAGAATCATGCAATGGTCGTCTTGTGTAAAATTTGTTATTGGCAGAGTATCCGCTTTCTTGTATAAATGTAGCAATTGGCTTGTCAGTTGCCACAAGAACATCTGGTGTAAAGTCACGATATAACGCATTACATCCATAGAGGGTACCGTTGTCTTTTAAATTGTTTAACGGAATACCTCTCCGGCTGATGCCATTACCTAATACAAATGCTATGCTCATAAAAAATCCCCCCAGTATATAGCTGGGAGGATTTTGAGTTGAGTAAAACTACAATTAAGAAGTGAAGTTTTCCACAATAGCCAATGCAAGTGACGAGTTCTCTTCAGAACCAGACTTGGTAACAGTACCTTCGTCAGTAAAGAAGTTAGCAGCAAATTCACTTTCGCCAGAGTATACAACTGGACCGGCATTGTTGCCACCGCTTGCATAGCTGTCTAGACTTGTTCCGTTAGCGTTCTGGAATGTATCCCAGTTCAACAAGAACTTGTTAGTCAACTTAGAAACAGCAACAGCAGTTGAGTCACCGGTTGTATAGCTAATAGCCATTAAACCAGCAGCTGGTGTTAGGTCACTAGTTAGGATACATTGACCAACTAACAACGCAGTACCGTTTTGTGGGTCGGCACAAACTGCTGTACAAGTAAAGATTGTACCGGAGATAGCACCAGCTGGAGCACCCATTTGTTGCCAGTTAGTAGTATCTAAGCTAAGGATCTGATAAGCTGCACCAACCACTAGATCTTCGTCGTTTAGTGTAGTACCGTCAGCTACCAAATACTTGTGTGCGCCTTTTTGACGGATAATACGACCGTCAGCAACGCCTGCGCCTGTACCGTCAGGAAGTGCAATGTTTACTTGACACTTAACAACAGGGTATGTAGTAGATGGGTTGCTAATTGTATAGTCGCCGCCGACAACGCCTAAGAACTGGTCAGTGTTAAAAGCAGTTGTTGGATATACTGGATCAGTTAAACTGCCCCAGTTTGGATATCCAAGATCGACACCTACTGCTGCACCAGGTGCACCTTGACCCTGATTAGAGCCATATTTTTGAATTTTTAGAGGACGTCCCATTTGTGTTTCTCCTTAAAGAAGTCCGATGTGGGTTCTAGCCACTACGCGGCGGGTTAAACCGCATAAGACGCATGATTGCGTACATAGTTTAGAAATGTATTTATGGTCAGCAGTTGATTTAAATACTCTGTGGAACTAGAACATATCATTGCCCAAGGCAACTCGTACAGAGAACAAACAGAACCTGAAAATGCATTAGCTTGCTATGCGCAGGCCTTAGTCACTTACCCTGATTCAGCAGCAGCTTTTAACAACTACGGAAACACTTTGCGTGAGCTAGGTCGTCCAGACCGTGCTATTCCGTTTTTAGAACATGCTACTATATTAGATCCGCAGATGAGCACAGCACAGTTTAATCTTGCTGTTAGCTTGTTGCTCAACGGAGATTTAAAACGTGGATTTCAACAGTACGAAAGTCGTTGGAACTTTGAACATCTAGCAGGAACATTGCCACAGTATGCGCAACCACGATGGTCAGGTCAAGATCTTCAAGGCAAGACTATTTTTGTAACTGGAGAGCAAGGACACGGAGACAACATACAGTTTGTGAGATTCTTGCCGTGGCTAAGAGATCGTGGAGCTAAAGTTATATTCCAGGTAGGAGCAGAATTAGTTGAGTTACTGCACTCTAGTAATTCAATGGCTGGTATACATGTTAGCGCTTACGGATATGTACCCGAGCATTTTGATTATTGGAGCCCTGTAATGAGTTTGCCAGCGGGGCTAGGAGTAACTTACGATAATCTAAACTCTCCACTACAATACCTATCACCATCGGCTGCACAAATATCTGCCTGGCAAAGTCGACTAGGATTAAAAACAAAACAACGTATAGGAGTTTGTTGGAGTGGGCGTAGAGATACTTGGATCAATCAACACAAGAGTGTGAGCTTTGATCAAATTGTTAATCTAATAGAACGCAACCCAGATTTTGAATGGATTAATCTACAAGCAGATGCAGACGACTCTCAAAATGCTAGGCTTGTTGAGTTAGGTGTACACCAGTATCCTGGTACAATACAAACCTGGAATGACACTGCTGGCTTATTGCATCATTTAGATCTCGTTATCGGTGTAGATACTTCAGTCAGTCACTTGGCAGGAGCAATGGGTAGACCAACATGGGTTATGCTTAATCAGTATGCACTGGACTGGCGCTGGTTGTTAAATCGTGCAGATAGTCCATGGTATCCAGGAGCTAAACTGTTTAGACAACCTGTTCGCGGTGACTGGGCTAGCGTAGTTAATCAACTTTGCCAATATCTTTCGTGGTGGAAGAATTAACAATAGATTATAACCAAGTCGTAAAAAAGCCCGCCGAAGCGGGCTTTTTTGATCTTTTGTGATCCAGCTGGTTGATTAGCTGAAAGACAAGTTAGATACAGCGATCTCGCCCAAGTAGTCAGCTGCATTACCGAAAGATGATGCAGTGTTGGTCAATTCGATGTAACCATAACGTGTCATGAATGACACGACTGGTTCGAATGTTGTTGGATCAAGAACAACACCAGAGCTCATCAACGGAATGTATGGGCAATAGAACGCAGCAGCATCAGCTTCTGACGAACCTTTGTAACCAACCAATACAGGTGTAGTGTCAGCAGCATAGCTGTCGACGAACACACGCATTGCGCCGTTCAATGTACCAACAAACTTAGTGTTTGTAGGAGCTTCGAATGTACCTTCTGTAGTGCGAGCAAAAGCAGAAGTTGTTGCAGATTGCAATACTGTCAATGCAGCAGAGCTAACAACAGCCCAGTTACCAGCGCCACGACGTGTGCGTTGAGCGATCAAGTTAGATACACGGTTGATCAAAACAGCTAGAGCAGCGTGTTCGTCACCAACGAATGTAGCAGTACCAGAAACAGTAGCTTGGTTGTATGTGAACTCAGTAGCTGCCAATGAACGTAGAGACAATAGAATCTCTTGGTCAATTTCAGCTGTAATTTCTTGAGCCAAAGCTGCCATGATTTCGGCTTCTACGTCGATACCATGCATAGCTTGTGCGTCTTGAGCAGATTCAAAAGTCCAACGTGCTTGTAACTTACGAGTCTTAGCTTCAACAGCTTGCTTCAAGATTTGAATACTGATTTGCTTACCGCCAGTACCTTCCATAGTAGCAGTGTTACCGCCAGTATAGCCAGTAGCTGTAGATGTGTTTTGAGGCACAGTAGAGTAAGCTGTAGCAATATTGAATGGGCTCAATGCTTCTTGACCAGCTGTAACGCTAGTTGCGGCTGCGCTATCATCTTGCAATGATTGTGCGTAACGTACACGTAGAGTGTGAATCTGACCAACTGGTCCTGTCATTGGCTGAACACCAACCAACTCGTTAGCGATAACTGTTGGCATGACACGACGGATAACTGGAAGAATAACACGGTTCAATGTAGCGATGTTACCTGCTGCTGTAGAACCTGCGGAAGCGTTTTCCTTCAAGTACTTACGAGTGTTTTCAAGGATAACACTCATTGAGTTGCGCTTAGTGCCGTTAAGGCCTTCCATTAGGGCTTCTTTAGTTTCGCCCCAGCGACTTTCAAGTAGTTCTTGTGACATTTAAGTCTCCTTTTTCTTTGTTTTTAAATCCCTGCCAGGCGTTTGAGTTCGAACACATTGCTTTCGCTTTGTGCATCGCTATCCTGGACGCGGGAGGCAGTTTTATCGCCAGTGACTTCGGTTTTAGATTCCACAATTACCTTGGGGGCTTTTGTAGAACGGTCTTCCAAAACAGCTGGTAGATATTTTTCGAATGCGTTTTTCAAACGAGTTGTTTGTACGCTTTCGAGTAAATTACGCATTACATCTTGCTTGTCCTGATTTAGGGGACGAAGCAGGTCGTCTAATGTGGTTTCACGCTCATTAGATTCTTTGATCATACGTAGTTCACGTTCCTTGGACTCAACAAGAACTTTTGCTCTCTTGGTGAGTTGAATGGCTTCCGCCAACTTACGATCTTTTTCAGCAATAACACTATGTAAATTGCGAACTTCTTGCTTCTCATTTAAGTGAGTAGCACCAAATTCTGTTGCGTAT